TCTTCAGCCGTGACCCGATCCGCATTGCGTATAGTTGATTCGGTGAGGAGGAACGCATACGAAAGGCGATCTTCAATTTGTTTGATTGCACTAAAAGCGATGCTGAAATCCGCCGCTTTCGCTGTTTGTAGTACACTGACATCATTTGCCGATCCTTCTCTAATTGCACCGTTTGGTGATTCCGCAAGTGTTCGGGCACGAGTTGTGCCGTTTGGATTGACAAGAAACAGAATTTTCGCCGCTGCCGCCGATCCCTCCACGATGGATTTGGTAAGACCTTCAAGGCTTGACAGGTCACCGTAGTACTGCTCAACATACCCGCGTCCGTAATCTTCGCCATCGACGCGAATCATGCGAAGGGCAAGGAAAGGTGCTTCTTCTTTCTTGTACTGCTGAGTGACTTCTGGAATGGGAACGCCTCCAACCTCTTGAGTCACCTCAACGGTGTCAACATCAATCGCCTCTTGCTTGGTAAACATCTCCACCATTTCGCTGGAAGAGTCCATACCTGCCATGACCTTTTCACGGATAGCCGGAGGCAACATGGTGGGATGCACTGTTTCTTTCAAAATAATGCATCGTGCGTACCCCTGTGGGCATCGCTTTACAACAAATCGGTCGAGCCTGCAAACACGAACAGGGAGTTCTTCAGGCATGTAAACAAGAACATTGCCAGCAACAATAAGGTGCTTGAGTGCCTCAAACAAGGCGACCCGCATATTGCTAGATTCAATTTCTTTGCTGATTGACCGCTCGATTTGTGAAAGAGAGTCTTCGATTTCAGAGCGAATCTTTGGATCAATGCCCTCAATTTTTCTCTCTTCAGCCTCATCTAGAACTAGACGGAAGAAGGGTGCGTTGGGAGGGAGTAGAGAAAGAAGAAGAGCAGAGGCGAGATTGTTCACACCCCTAGCACCAACTGACTGGTACGGGGTTGTGAATTTGGTTGCGGAGTTGTTTCCCTCATCTGGCAACAGAGTGGGGATGGTTAACCGGGACGAGTCTCGACCACGATCCAAATAGGAATACCGCGTGGCGGCAAGTCGCTCGTATGTGGCTTTGATTGTTCCGGTGGACTCGTACATCAGTAGTTACTCTTTGGAATCGTCATCATTCGCCTGCCACCCAACTTGCCCTGTCGTCGCCGTCCAGCAGCGGTTTGAGGGCGACTCTGACGATTCATTATGTTTTGCAGCATCATTTGAGGCACTCCCATCAGATTAATTTGATCCGGTGGGGGTGGAGGAGCCACTGGCTCTAATCTGGTGGGTACAAAGTTATATGGATCTACTCTGGTGGGTTCCGTTCTTCTGCCAAGGATGCCTCTTATCAAGCGTCCCGCTTCGGGTCCTGTGTTGTCGCGGTCCACTCCGGGGATGCACATAGATCACTCCTTTTTAAGGATGTTCTCGTTTTGCTCTGAGAACAATTGATTGATGAATCGAACCACGCTTCGCTGACCGGAAGCAAACCAGACCTGCTTTTCTTCCCAACTAAGGTCTGCGGTTCGTTCGGGGAAACATTCATTAAGTCGAACCACGATGGCCTCTGGGATTGCAGGCCAGTTTTGTGATTGGAATTCCGATGGGATTTCGTTGTCGCTCATTCCGTAGAGGTGTCCTTATTAGTGCCCATAGAGTAGGCATAGAGAAGTATAGAGTAGTTAATTAAATCAGTAATGGTATCTTCAAGTTTCTCATCCTCCACCTTGAAGGTTCCAGTCTGACAGAAAGTGATGAGTCTACTGACTTTATCGGTCATACGGACCAGAAAACCCTGTTCTGTGGTGGTGATTCCTAACTTTTCTACCCTTGTGAAGTTGAGAAATGGGTCTTCTTGGTTGTCCCCGCCGCTATAGTCATGGTTTTTGCGTTCCATAAGCCGTCTGGCCTTGTTACAGACCTCAGAATGGAGTTGCAGTAGTTCAGTACGGTTCACGGTTGCCATAGGATTGGCTCTCCAGTTCGCTCGTTGTACTCGCCGGGACGGAGAATCCGAGCCATGCGAGCCTGAAGGAGAGCGTAATCCTCTGTCTCGCCAGCGTTTAGGTATGCGTCACGGACTGTTTCCCACGAGGAACCATGCTCTTTGAGCAGGCGTTCAGCCGTTTTGGGGCCAATACCGGGACAGCCTTTGTAGCCATCCACCAGATCCCCCATCAGGGTTTGCTTGTAGAAGTTGAAATCAGCCTCTTTACCATCCACCCATATTTCGCCCTCTTCTGGCCTCATTGGGTTGTAATGGTTGCCCGCGATGGTCCGCAAGTCTTTGTCGATGGTCACAATTGTTGAACTGACATACGAGTCAGACAGCAGGCCAAGGACATCATCGGCTTCCAGATTGTTCCAGCAAACACACTCGTAGACATCTTCACAGAACTCACGGAGTTCGTAGTAAATGACTGGCTTACGCTTTTTCTTTCGGTGCTTCTTGTAGTCAGGAGACAGGTTCTTGCGAAAGTTGTTGCCCACATCGCTAAGAGCAATGATCATGTTGTCGGCTTTGAGCGTCGATTTGAGTGCTGCAAGGTTGGCGTTGAGTTTGCCCCGTGCCACCTTCATGTCGGCATGGAGAGTCCAGAAGTCATCACCCCAGCAGATAGCCTCTTCCACAGTGGTGGTCACTTCGTACAGGACTACATCACCATCAACCAACAGGGTCTTCATCGTCAGACAACGCTCCGCCCGCTTTTGATGCCAGTTTGCCGATCTCGATTAGGCCGATGACTGCGTGATAAGAACCCGCGAACGCAACCGTAATGTCCTCACTGCTTTTCGTACGGTGCATTGCCCCAAGAAAGACCATCTCATCGAACCGACTTTGCAGTTCCTTGATCATGGCTTCTGCGGGGACATCGAATAGTTCGTTGTCTTCAATACTCATCTTTTTCTACTTTTTGAGGTAGCGGCTAAAACACCGAGAACGGTGACTGTACCGACGCATGGTACACAAACCGGAGAGTCCATGTTGAAAAGCCCAAACGTCAACTCGGATTGCGGGCCGTATGTTTCTGCGTGGATTCGGGGCAGCAGTGGGGGGAGTGCAGCAAAGATGTCGGAATCTCTTGATCTCAAAGTACTTCTGGTAGGTCGGACGCTGATTTTGTTCTCCTCCACTTCCTCCATAACTACCTCAACTTCAGGCTCTGTAGGTGTGGACTCCTGCCGCAGTGCAGCAAGCCCGCCCAAGGTTGATGATAGTCCGAGTGCATAGTCAAGCGTTTCCTTGCCCACCAGCGTGCCCAGAACGGCGAGAGCCAGAGTGAGCCTCTTGTTCTTGAGGTTCATCTCTGAGCATCTGCTCTCGCAATCGGCAAGTTGCCGTTGTTCTTGGGCGTGTCGCTTTTCGCAGGTGGGGCAGGTCATCAGTGTGTCTCAGCCCAATTGTACCCGATCTTGTACTCACCTGTTAGCGGACACTTGACACCGAGGTCTTCTCCGGCATCTCGCATAGCGTCAACAGCCAAACTACCGACCTCGTGCCCTTGACTTTCGCGGCACTCAATCTGCATCTCGTCGTGAACATGAGCCACCTGCTTTGCCTTGATGCTGGGTATGCGATTGATGTAGAACCACAGATTGACTGTGGCTTTCTTCATGGCGATTGACCCAGCCGACTGGAGTAGAAGGTTCAAGGCAGAATGCTCTGACCTGATCTTCAACTTCCGTCCGTCAAGGGCCACCAGATGCGGGCGTTGCCGAACCGCAGTTTTGATGGCCTGCTGTAGTTTTTGAATGCCGGGCATTCTGCGAAGAAACTGTTGCTTGATGCGGCGACCAGCAGTACGACCACCGCCAACGATGGAACCAATCTTCTCATCACCAGCCCCATACAGGAAGGCGTAGATAAAGGTCTTGGCTTGGTTGCGAGTCTCAAGTCCCGCCGCTTCCTGATTTGCCGTGTGGATGTCGCCATCTAGGATCTCCGCAGTGTAGCGGCCATCGTCATACGGGTGAACATAGTGAGCCAGCATACGCAACTCTAACCCACTCATATCTGCACCCACCAGTACATTACCCGGCTCCACCGTGAAGAGTTCACGACACTCCTTACCCCACGGGGAGCCTACGCTGGGGACTTGAGACATGTTGGGCTTGCTGTGTGTGCATCGCGTAGAGACGCAGCCACATGGGTTCACAGAGCCGTGGATCCTCCCCCCTTTCTCCAACTTGAGCCATGCGTTCTCCCCCTCAGCCAGTTGGCCCAGACGCTTGTTTACAAGCAAGTATCTGGCAACCAACTTGGCTTCGGGGTAGTGGAGGGCGGTGAGTACAGATTCATCTACCTTGGGT